AATATTAGAACGTGGGCGAGCTAAGCTCCGGCGTAGCTAAGGCTGCTGCGTAGCGTAGTGGTACCTACCCTCCCAGGGGTACACACCGCCGCGCGTGTCGGAAAATTCGACTCCGATCACCGGGAAATTGCATTCGGGTCCAAAAGAGGAGAGAGAATGTTAACTTTTTCAGCGCACTCCGACGCGCCTCTCAGACACAAAAGCGGGGGTATTTTCGGAAACCCTATTTATGAGTACCCAATTGATCACCGATATATCGGAGATCATTTACCTATTGGTGATCATCCTTTAACCCCTTCTTCACCCATTTACCATTCACCGCGAGGTAAATGGTAAATTCACCCAGTCACCTTCAAACGTCTCCGTTTTAGGTTCCTAATTTATTTTCTTTATTTTCTTCTAACATCTCAAACGATATCGTTTTCGAGTTATATTTTTTTTCCCTTTTTACCTTTTTCTTTCCCCGGGTTCTTTGTTTCGATCCGCTGCGCTCCCATTTTTTCTTTGATAGTAGTTCTCCTTTTCTTTTCGTTTTCTTTTCTTTTCAGTTCAGTCCACATTTTCTTATCCTTTTTCTTGCACTCACGTATATAGGGATATACGTACAAACCCATGTATGAAGAATTACAGGCAAGGTCACCGCACATGTAATACATCTCCATCACCACTTTGGGATATTAAACCATGATCACATGTTAATGGATCACTCACAACCACACAACAACACAAAATATCTCACGATTAGGTCTATATATACGGGACTAATTATCAATTCCATCACACAAGCAAGATGACTAGGAGCGGAACAAACAAGCAGGGAGTCAGGTTCACAGTCGACGTACGCATCATGGAAGGCATGAAGATCTTCATTCACATGAGGCTAGTATCCACCAAGTCACCAGCGCTCATCAAGTATGAAGGGATCGTCAAGTACACGTACGGAGACATGCACGTTCCATTCGACTTCAACGGCTTTGAAGGGAATATCATAGCGAATTTCCTATTCGCATACAACGGCGCAAAGATACAAGAGATCGAGATAGAAGACATAGTTCAGAGGCTAGATATAATTGTACTTGAAAACCCAGAGATATTGGGAATGGATGTAATCGAACCTTACACATTCAACAAGAAGTTCACCGTTTAATTTCCTCTAATAATTATGTTAATAAAATGATTAACATAATGACAATTATGATTGAGGCCCAACATTTCTTATTGGGCTTTAATGATTAAAGCCCAGTATAATGGTCTTCTTCTTCAGTCCACCACCATGCGGGACCCACTTTGGAGCACCGATCTCCGCTCGCCCACGGT